ATTCATGGCCGTAGCCGAGGCAGCCACCGCATTCATGGCCGTAGCCGAGGCAGCCACCGCATTCATGGCCGTAGCCGAGGCAGCCACCGCATTCATGGCCGTAGCCGAGGCAGCCACCGCATTCATGGCCGTAGCCGAGGCAGCCACCGCATTCATGTCGGCTAAACTCTTAAATTCATCAAACGCTGGCCCTATTAGGTGACGTAATAGCTTACCAGTAATGCCATTGGCATCCGACACTGCAAAAGCATCTACAGCATTACTGCCAATAAACCCAGCTACTAGATTCCCTGCCAAATCTCCTCCGAGCGGCACAAATGTCGCCATGTTATAAAACCACCTCCTCGTAAAGGATACCCCATTCCCCATTCTGAATCGCTAAACCCCAACGATAAACTTTGCCCGTAACCGTGTCTGCCGTGCGATGTGGCATATTATCTGCCAAATGCGCAGTAAGGTCACTGGCCGACGCCGCCCCTATGTCAGCAGGAGTCAAAGCGTCTGTGCCGCCAGTGGCGTGGCGGGATTTGTGGACAGCAAGGTTTGCCAGGGTGATGTCCGGCGTGTCGTACCAGTTTGCCTTGCCGGTGATCGCTTTAATACGGTTTGCCAGCCACCCAACCCACTGCACCAATTTGCCTGGCCCGTTGCCCGTGGGAGTCAGTGCCGGGTCGGCTGTAGGCGTGAGGGCTGTGTCGATTGCATCCATATTGGCGTTTGCATGTAATTGCTGGTCAAAATACTCGTTATCTTCTGGTTTTTTAAAATTGTAGTTTGGTGTATATTGCACATTACCACCTCCTAAGCTGGGCGATATGTCTTAATCTCGCCGTATGTCATTGTTTTTAAGTCAGCGTAAGTTTTTGCCCATGTTTTCAACTCACCATATGTAGTATACGTAAACTCATATGCAACAGCTAAATGTGCAGGTTTTATGTTTTCAATTGCGGCCTTTAGGTCATCTAAGTTGGGCGGGATGCCCCTAGTATCAACAAATTTAACGGTGAAACTATATTGTGATGGCTGTTCAGTAACTTCAACAGTACCATAAACGTAGCTTTCTGCTACGTTCTTTATGAGACTTACGGTAACTGTCCCCATCCCCCGGAGCTTCGAAATAATTCTACTTCGGCGCTGGTCAAGAGGCTTTCCAGCATAGCTTTTGAGGCCAAGCATCTGCTCCCATAGATCAAGACCCCATTCGGTTGCAGTTTCAACATAAAACTGTTTTAGGATGTCATCAATGTTGGTGCGCAATTGGTCAAATTCCGGGCCCTGGGCGTCAATGATCGCCTTGTATGACCTAGCCTGCTGGATGAATTTAGGGACGTATGCCAGCATCACATCAGCTCTACTCACTCAGCACCACCGTCCCTTTTATGGCCACTTGGCAATTAGCTGCCGTATCCCCGACAGAAACATTTGCAGCGCCTCCATTAAGTAGCAAGTTGGAATAATCCAGTACACCAGCGGTATCCAGAAGCAGACTGCCAACCTTAGCATAGCTCACGTAATTCTGCCGAAAGGCTATTTCCTTTAGGTAATCAACCAGCGCACTTTCAAAGTCCACCTGAACATCCGCCAACACGGCCCCTGTATCCAATACTACAGTAGCTGAAACATTAATATTTAACCCCGTAGCGCTTTCAACTGTCACCGTAGCCCCGATTGGCCGCACTGACTCAATATGGCTAGCTACGCTCTGGACTGTGGCCGCGTCAACCGGTTGCTTATTGCTATCAATTACCACTACTTTGACTGTTCCTGCTCCATTCCAGATAGGGAACGCCTTAGCATCACCTATACCGGTAACTTCCTTGGCCCATTGAAGATAATGCGCCAAGTTTCCACTCGTGGCCGGTAGCTGGACCTTCTCAAGGAGTCGCACTAAAAGGTCTGCATCAGACTCCGTATCAATCCCACCTGTTGTTGGACTGGCATTCGTGACGCTCGTTACGCCTGGGATGCCCACAGGGATCGCCGTAATGGTCCCGGCTGGGACATTACCGGCGGATCCGGCCGTCACCGCTTCAATAGATGCTATTCCAGATCCGGTGGCATCCAGTGTCACTGCTGCTGTGGTGGCAAATTGCACTCCATTCCCAGTGGCAAATATTGAACCTAAAGGAACCGTTGTGCCCGGACTTCCTGTTATAGTTATCTGACCAGTAGCTTTTACTGCGGGCTTCCTGGTGAGCCCGTGCTCGCCAGCACGGTAATCAAGATATTGGCCATAGGTTGTCTGAGCAAAACCCAGTTTAATTACCCGATCCAGTTCAATATAGGCTAGGGCTAGCTCGATAGCGGCCGGGGAAATTCCGTCATAAATAAAGCTTCCCTCCCGCTTATTCAGATCGGAAGGAACTACGTCAAGCATTCGCTGCTTAATTACATCTTCGGTTTGGTTTTCATACACTTACACACTCACCTCCTGCTGGTAGGTGTCCCCCAGAGTAGTAATCACTGTAAAAGTTACTTTAAGCCAGTCCCCGCCTCGCTCAATTACAAAGTCTCGCACGTCCTGGATGCGGTCATCGTAGATGAGGGCTTCCCGGATTACCCGAGGAACTTCGCTTTCTAAAACTGATCGTGAGAGATCCAGTCCAATAATCTCCTCGATCTCACAACCATAATCAAAGCTATAAATCGGAAACCGATACCGGGCGGTTCTTATGGCCTTTTCAATCCAAACCTTGAGGGCCTCGATGCCTTCTACAACCTTGGGCTTTCCGTCCTCATAGATAAAATCACCAGTTTCAAAATCAAAAGCCAATTCCTTGCCATATGTTACCGGCTGGGAATTGGCATCTTCTATTTCCGTGACCGATACTTGAGGAAAAATGCTCACACTTCCACCACCTTATCAATGACCAGGTACTGCTGGCCCCCGGGGAGGGCCTGAACTGCCACTCTGTCACCCGCTTTCAATCTCGTGTAAACCGTAACCGTGGCCGTTTCACGCGGAACAGTATCGGTACTATACTCCACCTGATGATCAAGAAGATGTTCACAGACGATTAAGTCATCACCGTCAAGATTTATCTCCATATTATCCACACGGATTATTAGAGTCGGGGGTGGGCTAATCACTGTAGCAAGTTCAAGCCCACGGGGCACCATCAAAGCCGCCTGTTGCCGTATAAGCTCTAAGAATTTACTCCCGCTCATGGTCTCCCCCTTCTCTTATAGATTCCAGTTTATCTTTATCGCCGATAAGGAATCCTCTTTATCTTTAGGTGCATCCTTTGTGGCCACCTCATCCGTCCAGTTAAGTTTTAAGCTCATAGTATGCTGCCCGTTTTGGACAGTATGATCATCGGTATCTACATAAAAGGTTCCAGTTAAACCGGTAAGGGTCTCTTTCACCTCGATAGCCGTCCCCGCTTCAACGTCATCTAATCCCAGACAGGTTATACTGGCCTCACGTTTAACTTTTCCTAGCTCTTTAAGAAGATTTTTAGCGATGGTCATGGCTTCCCCGGCCTTTATATTGCTTTCTCTCCTTAATTCCTGAAGCACACCATATTGTTTTATTAGCTCCGGATCCTCTACCTTCGCTAGGACTTCATCCTTATCGCCGACTACGAGAATCTTATTTTTCATTTCATTGATGTTTTCTGAATATGAGGCATCCATGAGATTTTGGGTCTCAGTAATATACCATTTAACCACCTGGGCCCCTTTTTCGATTACATTGAGTTTACCTTGCTTCATCCTAAGCATGTACTTTTTGCCGTTGCGTTTTGTTGTTTCAGTAAGGGCCATAACACATATATCGTATATTGTTTCATCTCTGGCAAAAATCTTGGGCAAAACAATTCCCGTGGGTGGTATATCTCCCACGGGAATCTTGAAATCACTGCAAAGCTTTTTTATGATGGCATCTGCTGTCATGTTGCGAAATTTGTATGTTCCTTTTGACTTGAGAAGATAATTCAAATGGTCGTAACTTATGACAGTATATCGCCCGCTGGTGTCTTTCTGAATATCGAATACTACACCACGGACTATTTCCCCGGACTCTCCCCGAAGGAGTAAAATTGAGCCCAGGGGAACATTGTACTTAGGTAAGTAGGTATCCCGTCCAAAAACTAATTCTACTTCCAACCTTCGGGCGGCCTGGCGAATGTCCCCGCCCCATTTTATAGTCCGAATGAGAGGGGTAATATCGTAGATAGTTCCATCAGCTAAAATGTTTTGTATGGTATAGCTCATGGGATCACCAGCTTCTGTCCTGGTTTAATTATTCCTGGGTCCTTGCCGATAACACCTATGTTAGCATTGTAAATATCGCGCCATTTGCTTCCGTCACCATATACCCGCTTAGAAATTAGCCACAGGTTGTCCCCGCTTTTAACGGTATATGTTTTAGTTGGTGTCCGGGTATCCGGCCTGGTGGCAGCAGATAAAATCATTACTTTGTTGGTGGGAGTAGTTGATATCGACTGCCCTACTTTTTTTATTTCGATGAACCTATACTCTTTAAGGCTAAGGATATATCCTACATCCCTGGTCCCGCCCCGCTCTCCGTACTCAAAGTCCTCGATGGTACAGGCTAAATTAACTGATGTATCCGTTATTATCAAGCGAATAGGCTTTCTTGACTGCCACCATTTTTCTATTAACGCCACAGCATCATACGGGGCCGGTATGTTTCGATATGCACAGTACGGGGCCCAATTTGCCGGAAAAAAAGAAGAAAGCTGAATTTCGGCCAGCTTTCTATTGCCTATTAGATTTAGTTCACCAATGTCCTGTATATCAACGACAGTATTTTTGTTGCCCTGTTTTAAGCGAAATTCGCTAGGATTGACGGGGAGTTGTAGTTTCTCTTTGTGATTGTCATATGAAAGCCAAAACTCCATCGTACCACCCCCG